ATGGACAACGACAAAATTGATCAACACAGCGACGAAATTGAAGTTGAGAGCGAAGAAAAAGAGCGCGGCAAAAAAATAGAAATAGATGAAGATCGACTCCCCTCCCGGGCGATGGCAATTCATGAGCATATCCGCCAGGATGGTGAAAAAGAGCTGGAACGCGACGCAATGGCGCTACTGTGGTCAGCCATTGCGGCGGGTCTGTCGATGGGCGCTTCGCTACTGGCAAAAGGGATATTTCATGTCGAACTGGAAGGAGTGCCAGGCAGCTTCTTACTGGAGAATCTCGGTTATACCTTTGGTTTTATTATCGTCATTATGGCCCGCCAGCAATTATTTACCGAAAACACCGTGACTGCGGTACTACCCGTCATGCAAAAACCGACAATGAGCAACGTCGGCTTACTTATGCGATTATGGGGCGTCGTGCTGCTGGGTAATATTCTCGGGACAGGTATTGCTGCATGGGCATTTGAATATATGCCTATCTTCAATGAAGAAACTCGCGATGCATTTGTCAAAATCGGCATGGATGTGATGAAGAACACCCCCAGCGAGATGTTTGCCAACGCGATCATTTCCGGCTGGCTGATCGCCACTATGGTTTGGATGTTTCCTGCTGCGGGTGCGGCAAAGATTGTGGTGATTATATTGATGACCTGGCTTATTGCACTGGGTGACACCACCCACATCGTTGTCGGTTCTGTTGAAATCCTCTATCTGGTGTTTAACGGCACGCTGCACTGGAGCGATTTCATCTGGCCCTTCGCACTACCTACTTTAGCGGGGAACATCTGCGGCGGCACCTTTATCTTCGCGTTAATGAGTCATGCACAGATTCGTAACGACATGAGCAACAAGCGTAAAGCAGAAGCACGCCAAAAAGCAGAACGTGCGGAAAACATTAAGAAAAATGATAAAAACCCAGCATAAATGGCGAGGGTTTAAGCAATCGAGCGGCAGCGTACTTACCCCGCAGTCCATTAGCGGGTATACTCATGCCGCATTGTCCTCTTAGTTAAATGGATATAACGAGCCCCTCCTAAGGGCTAATTGCAGGTTCGATTCCTGCAGGGGACGCCATTTATCAGTTCGCTCCCATCCGTACCAGTCCGCAAAATCCCCTGAATATCAAGCCTTCCGCATATTCACAGTTCGCCATGGTTCGCGTCAGATCGTTGACAGCCGCACTCCATGACGGGTAAAAAGTGGATAAAATAATTTTACCCACCGGATTTTTACCCATGCTCACCGTTAAGCAGATTGAAGCAGCAAAGCCGAAAGAAAAACCATACCGCCTTCTCGATGGTAATGGCCTGTACCTTTATGTCCCTGTATCCGGAAAAAAGGTATGGCAGCTTCGCTACAAGATTGACGGTAAGGAGAAAATCCTGACCGTCGGAAAATATCCGCTTATGACTTTGCAAGAGGCAAGGGATAAAGCATGGACTGCGAGGAAAGACATCTCGGTTGGCATCGATCCGGTAAAGGCGAAAAAGGCTTCGTCTAACAACAATTCCTTTAGTGCGATTTACAAGGAATGGTACGAGCACAAGAAGCAAGTCTGGTCAGTAGGCTATGCAACTGAACTTGCCAAAATGTTTGATGACGACATTTTACCCATCATCGGCGGTCTTGAGATTCAGGATATTGAGCCGATGCAACTGTTGGAAGTAATCCGCAGATTTGAAGATCGCGGTGCAATGGAGCGAGCCAACAAAGCACGCAGAAGATGCGGCGAGGTTTTCCGTTACGCTATTGTCACTGGTAGGGCTAAATATAACCCGGCACCTGACCTTGCTGACGCCATGAAAGGATACCGCAAGAAGAACTTCCCGTTTCTTCCAGCAGACCAGATCCCTGCATTCAACAAAGCACTGGCAACATTTTCAGGAAGTATCGTATCGCTCATTGCGACAAAAGTTTTACGTTATACAGCCCTAAGAACGAAAGAGCTTCGTTCCATGCTATGGAAGAACGTCGATTTTGAAAACAGGATTATCACCATCGACGCCAGTGTGATGAAGGGACGCAAAATTCATGTGGTCCCGATGTCAGACCAGGTGGTTGAACTTCTCACTACGCTAAGCTCAATCACCAAACCAGTCTCAGAGTTTGTTTTTGCCGGGCGCAACGATAAGAAAAAGCCAATCTGCGAGAACGCGGTATTGCTTGTGATCAAACAAATCGGCTATGAGGGTCTGGAAAGCGGTCACGGATTCAGGCATGAATTCAGCACGATTATGAACGAGCACGAATGGCCTGCTGATGCTATTGAAGTGCAACTGGCACATGCCAACGGCGGTTCTGTGCGCGGGATTTACAACCATGCGCAGTATCTCGATAAACGCAGGGAAATGATGCAATGGTGGGCGGACTGGCTTGATGAAAAGGTGGAGTGATCCACCTTAACCACTATCGAAGAGCACAAAGCCTTGCAATCCAGTGCAAAGCTTTGTGTGTCTATTGGATTACTACCTATTTCTTGCGATCATAAAGCTAAACGGGAAATTTGCCGGAGTTGTTGTCCCTGCATTGTAAGTAACTATCCTGATTACTGATGGTGACACCCTCATCACATAACCTACTACACCACCAGAGGATGCACATACCGCAGTAGCAGAATATGTATCCACATCCTTTCCAAATGGTATAGAAGGGCATTCAATCGTGTACACGCCAGTGGATGGATGAGTAACTATTACTTCAGGAGGTAAACTTAATCCAGTTCCATCACTTGACACTGCTCCGCTTAACACTTCAGATGTTGAATTAAGACTATCTCCAAGGCTAGTTGTTTCTGAAAAATAACATGACCCAATGCCACTTACTCGTGAATAGCCAGATATAAATGGTCTTGATGGGCTAGGGGTGTACCCCCAAGCAGTTTGAGTAAAAAAATAACATCCATCAAGGTTAAGAAATATTTTGCCACCACCAGGAGATGTCCCTAGTATATTATAATTGCAAAATCCACCTGATGTATTTCCCCTTATAAATACACCATTCTTTATATTAACTATGATAGGACTGCTTGTTAAATTATCAATTCGTATATCTGCCTCGCCAGCACCTGCTTCAAAGTATGGAGTGTCAATAGTAACAACCCCCATTGGTTCTTTTACACGTAGGTATATTCCCCTACATGATTGGTCTGACCCTTCATATCTTCCGTTACCTTCAAAATTACTTGGTCCGATATATGTACCAGTGCCAACCTCTCCTTCTATTCCTGCCTTTTTGTTACCACTAAAAACACCTTGAATTCTTAATGCGTTTGCAGTGCTATTTGATGCTGAATTTATATATACTCCATAATTATTATATTGTGCATTTATTCTGTTAAAATCAGATGTTAAAACCCCACTTAGAGTAATTCCTGCATTACATCTTACAAATTGCAGATTATTGCAACTAATGAATGCCGCTCCTGTAATCCTAAGACCAACACCTTCATTGTTTGATCCATATACAGTGAGATTCTCAAACCTCTGGCCACTATGTATAGCTTGCGTAGCTACTGTGTTGTCAGAACCGGTATATTGTAAAAAATCATTGCCATTTGTGTTAAATACCGTATTTGGCATGCTCTCGCCAATTAAGTCGAAACGAGAGCTTTTTCTTCCCATGACTGGATAATTAGCATCTGTCTGGTTTATAGAAATAGCCTCATTAACTATATATTGCCCATCCTTAATTTCTATACCACCAGTACCAGTATTAAGCATGTTTTGAATAGCAGATGAAACATCTGTTCCAGATTTCACGCCAAACCATGAAGCCATTTTTGCGCCATTATATGAACGCTTCCAGCGACGGCCGACTGCATCAATTAATACTGTTCCATCATCATCTTCAGTCGTTGTATCATCTGAGTCAAGGAAGAACCATCCTTCACCTCCATCCTTATTATGTTCTCTTCCTACGCATTTTATTTGCGTTCCAGAAACATTAGATGTCCTTATTTGTTCATAAGTCGCCCCAACAATATAAGATTCACCATCAACTTCTGCCAATTTACTTATGAAAGCTGGTAATGCCTGATCGGGGTCATACTTCAGCACATTAGGAAAATAGAACTGCTGCGCACCATATGCATCATAAACAGCCATAGAATGGCCTTGCACAGTTACGAACTTGGCAATCTGTCCGTTATATACCGGATATCCAGCAGTGTTAATGATGATTGGTTGCGAAACAGGAACATGAGAGCCGTCTTCGTTCTCCACATAAACCTGAATCTGGTTTTCAGGATTTACCGGGTCAGTGTCAATTTTACCGATATAAATTTTGCCATTGGCTACGGCTTTAAAAGAACGAGCCATAGTGAAGAGTTGCGAAGGCATCGATACGATCACATTGGCTGTAATGTCTGTCATTTAATTTGCTCCAGATACAAGGAATCGCCGCAGCATGGCTACGGTGAATTTTGGGCATAAAAAAACCCAGCCGAAGCTGGGTCGTTGCGTTGGTTATCTGTCAGTAGTTATGTACTGAAGGAGGCAATTCTTTATTCTTAAGTCTCATCCATGCGGAAAGATTCGTTGGTCCGTCTGGCTCATTAATATCAACATCTCGTGTGTGGTTTATTAAAACGTCTCTCGCCATTCCGATAACATACGAGAACTCATGACCGTAGTCGTAGCATCTGCCGGAATAGTTCGATTGAATTTGTTTTAATGCCGGATACAGTTCGCGGAATAATGCCTGTGAGCGATTGGCATAATCCCATAGCCATACAAGGCTGTTTGCTTCTTTTGCAGAAAGCTCGTTTGCTTTCTTCTCTTGTTTGCCGATAAACTCGCCTTCAAGCACTACCCTGTGGATGTACTCTACGGCCAGCGGGATTTGTTCAATTGAAAGTTCATCAATGCTGTCAATACCAAAACGCTGATGAACCATATTGTATGCATCGTCATAGCGAAGTCCTTTCTTTCCTACCAGCATGTTTACTGCATCTCGTAGCGGTGTTCTTTCCTCAACAGTGGTTTTCTTTCCTTTTACATACTCGCCATGTTTGCGAATTGAAGGCAGAACTTCTGCTGTTACCCACTTGCGGAATTTGTGCGGGACTGAACCTTTATTGACTGCATCGCGGCAGCGCAGAACCAATGTATACATACCTGATTCGCTCACAATGCTTAGATTCTGCTCACCACCAAGGGTGTAACTTAAAGTTACTCCCTTTTCATCGTCATCAAGTGCAGTAAGCGCCTTGCGTGAGTTAGTCAAAGCTAAAGCATCACAAACATCTTTAGCTACAAACCACGGCTCGCCGCACTTGTTAATGACGCGAATTTCACTGTCGCCAAATTTGAAGATGGTGAAATCGTTTTGTGCCTTTGCTATACTTTTCATGTCAATATTTCCTAAGCCGATTTGTTGATACCGAAGCCCTGACTGTTACAGCAGTTGGGGCTTCAACTTTTTGCTAGATTACCTTTAGAACTATCCCGCCTTAAACTATCCACCAACCGCATTACCATCTCGGTATTTATTGAGCGACCATTTTCTTTCGCTGACTTCTCGATTGCTAACTTAACCTCTAATGGGATGCGCAAAGGGTACTTTGGTGCGTCTGACTTGACTATCATATTACCTCCAATCAATTTGGTATAACCGTTATACCATTGTGATCGCAGTGATGCAATAGTAATATCACCAAAATGCTATGGAGGTGGTATGTCACGCGAAGAGCCGCAAATAAATATCAGGATTTCCAAAGAGTTAAAGGCAAAGGTTAAAGCCAGGGCGCAACATAACAAGCGTTCCATGAATGCTGAAATAATACAGATTATCGAAGATGCTGTTTGTGGTAGATCGCTTAATAGCAATGAATTTGCTCAGAAAGAGGCTGACAAATTCAGGGATGCGCTGCTTGAAACACTGAAAACCATGTATGGTAAGGATGCAAAATGAATAAAAAACAGTTTATTAAGTCAACAACGTCAAGCAAGGAAGAGCTAGAGAAAGAGCTAAACTCCCTGAAATATGCTCTGTGTCTGGTTTACTCAAGACTGCCAATGGAAGATAAAAACGCTATTTACAATGAAATGATTAGCAGCCTTGATTTTAACGATAGAGACCTTGCATCCCACCTCAACAGCTTCCGCGTCCCTGAGTAATTCTGTTGCGGATTTGCTTCTTGCGGTGGTTTAGGCTGGATAGCTTGGCTTCTGCTTCTGATATTTGCGCATCAAGATCTTTAAGCTCAAGATCTGAAAGGCGCTGGTCAAGCAGGGTTTGGTTCAACTCAATGTTGTTCAGACGTTCTTCTATGGTCATAACTTTCATCCTATAACTATTTGGAATTAAAATGAAAAATATATTAATTGGTTTCGTTTTTGGTGCAGCCTGCGCCGCCAGCATTAGCGTCATAGCCGCTCAGATTGTTGGTGGTAACTCATATCTAATGGGCTATGACGTCATGATAAATGGTGAGGTTGTTTGCTCAGACCCTTATGTATGGACCTCGACAAAAGAAATAGAATGTGACTAATACCAGCCTGATGGCTGGTTAATTTCGTCATGCTCAAAACTAAGGAGGTTGGTGTGTATATATCGCTATCTACCATTTTTTTCATCTGCTTGGCTATTTGGCTTTTAAGAATATGGCAGGATTGCTCTGTCAGCCATGCTGCTGCGGTGAGAAATAAAAACGCCCTCATAAAAGAAGCTGAAAACGTTGTCTTATCAATGGATCACCTTTCATGGACCGAGATGACTACAGGGCAACAAGAGGTTTATGAGTGTGCGATTGAGCGGTTAAGGCTGCTTAAATCGTACAAAAAGAACCACGCACCTGACTCATTCCCATTCCTGAAAGAATGGCCGAGATGGTATGACCCGAAAAAAGCAACCATCAACCGCTAACCAACTTTTTACTGCTGGGCTTTCTCACTTGAAGCCTGAATTAGAGGTGTAAGAGTTTCAGATACCCGTCTGATCGCTCTATCATAAGCAGTACTTCCTTTTGGCGTGTTTGCTAACTTTAGTAATGCGTTCCTCATCGCGCGTGACTCATAGCCCCTGCCAGCCATACCGATACCAGCTCCAACTGCCGCAACTTTTGCAAACATTGGATTTGTAACAGACGCAAGAGCTGTTATCAGCGCTGCTGGACCAGCTACCATTTGCCCTGTCAGTGGGCTTGCGGCAGCAGTAGCTGCCTGTCTAGTGGAATCAAGATATTTCATTATCCCATCAAGCTGTTTCCCATGCTCTCCTCTGAAGAACGTCTCAGCCTGCTTCCGATTCCTTTTCATTTCATTAATAAACTTCTCAACGCTAAGCTTTCCTGAATCGCTTGTCGCCTTATCCATTGCACGCTGAACAAGTGCTGCTCTAGCATTTTGACGCCCACTATCATCAAGCAATCTATAAAGTTGCGCCCTTTCCGCTGGGCTTTGGCTGAATACTAGTTTAGTGACATCTTCTGGCGTTGTTTTACCACTCTGAATAGCTTTTTGGACACGTGTATTGCTCATCATGTCGTTGAACTTTGCCCAAGAACGATCAACACGCGACATGTTTTGCGCTTCCTTCGCACCTAGTTTTGCGCCAACCGCTTTTTTCATGTCCGTTGTGTATGCGTTATAAACAGACTGCGCAGCTTTCTCCAGCGTATCTCTATCGACCTCGTCAGGTGCTGCCATAAAGCGCTTACGTAAGTTTGTGCGGTTTTCTCTAGCTAATTGCAGGTTATTTGGACCGCTGGTGATGTCATTTCTAAACTGTTGAAGGACAGAAACAGCTGAGCGGTCTTGCGATACTCCTGGGCGAGTTAACTTGGAAATCTGCTCATCAATTGCTTTCACTGTTCCAGTGATGTCAACAGGAGTATCCCCCATCAAACTGATGATCCTGTCGTACCTCTTGCCAGCAGCCTGAATAAATTGCTGCTGACCACGAGTAGCTGATTGGTAAAGTTGTGCGTCAGATATTCCGCCAACATTATCGCTAAATGTTCTAACTAAATCTTCCCTGGCCTTTTGCTGTGCATTTCTTATCCCACCTGTTCCGGCTATTGGGATTCGCTCAGCCATAGCTCGTGCTTGCTTACCAATATTTGTTCCCGGTTCCACAAGATCTGTTGTCATCAGTGGCAAGTTGTTCTGCTTGGCAAAGTCAATCTGAGCTTGTTTTTCAGGAGCAATCTTACCCATAGCAGAGCGAGACACTGCGCTTGCGGTGTTTTCTACACCCTTCAGTACCCCACCAAGTCCAGCAGAAATTGCAGTTTGAACTGGATTAACATTCTCACCGCCAGCGATCTTAGTGGCACCCTGTAAAGCTAAATCAGTAGCGCCTGATTTTAGTGTTGCACCTACAACAGACGCAGCTCTACCTGCTGGAGTGAATGCAAGAGCATTTGCCAAGAATGACGTTATATCCTGCGGTGACAAACCAGGCTTGTTAAGTGCATATTCCCCTGAAGGAAGGGTGACTATGGAATTTCCCTTCTCATCCTTCCGGATTTTCCCGCCAATACTTTGCAGTATTTTCTCCTGTGAAGCGTCGGAACCAAATAGCTGCCCCAATCCAGCACGCAGCGCATCAGTGCTTAAGCTATTAAGCTCTGGAGCAGACCCAACATTTTGCAGTCTCTCCATTTCTGGTGTCATTCGGCTTTCACCGGTAACGGCATCGCGCATTGCAGCACCTAAAACAGCCCCTTGCTCAGCAGAGCGATCTAGTCCTTCCTTCTGCTGAGTGGCAAGCTGTGCATATCCTGATGCAAGTGAGTTGTCTGCTGGCGATTGCTGAACACCTTGTTGTGTTGGCGCTGACTGTCCAGCAAAATACTCATCAATGGCGGTGCCAATATCTTCGGTGCTCGTACCATCAGGAAAGGTAAATGTCTTACCGTTTGCAGTTACTTTCATCATTCCACCGTAAATTGAATGCCTGATTTTGAGGTATATGATCCGGATTGACTCTGCTGCTGTTGGGTATTTGTCGGTTGTTGGCTATTGCTCTGTTGTTGAATATTTGCAGCACTTGAAACCACCAAAGCATCATAAACGCGACCAGACTGACCACGTAATGAGTTATATTGGCCCTGCATTTTTCGCATTTTTGTTTCAGTAGCAGCCTTGGAATCACCAGGCTGAGGCAGGTACATTTTGGAATACTCCTGCATCTCTGGCAGAGTAATTGCTGCACCTGTTTCTGGGCGCAAAATTGCATACAAGGCGTCTCTCGCATTTACCATATATTGCTGCTCCGCTGGTGATAGGCTTAAATTTGCAATAGTCCCATCACCAAGAGAGCGATTTATTAATGCAACTCGCTTAGGGTCAATGCTTTTGCTAAGCTGATTCATTGAGTCCATTGAATCTTTTAATCGCAAAGCAAATCCTGCCGCCTTCTTGGAACCCTCATTAGCCTTATCTATGATGCTTTGCGCTTGTGGCAAGCTAATTGGTTTAATGCCATCACCAGATATAGGTTGGTTTAGTTTTCCGGCTTCCTCGCTGCCATCGGTGTAATACTTAGTTACCGAGCCATCAGGATTGGTTTCAACCTTAAGTAATTTCTTAGCATTGGGATTAATTCCCGCCGCTGCCGCAAATGCCGCTGCACCATCTGGATCTGCCTTTAACATTTGCGCGTACTGATTGTAATTCTGCATTGCGGCTGTTGGTGCATATGCTGACGTTAACGCATTTGCTCGGCTAATATCCTGCCCTCTCGCCTGAAGTGCTTCGTTGGCCTGATTGCTGCGGATTGTCTCTGCCAGCCTGCCTCGGTCAATCTCACGACCAACCATCTTATCCTGATAATCCAGCATTTTATCCGGACCAACAGCCCCTAGCGTCATAGTAGTCAGCATGTGTGATAGCTGCTCTGGATTCTGAATACCTGTCTGAATCATCCAGTCAGCATTCGCCCCCACGCGATTTAACCTGTCCTTGTTGTCAGTAATGAATTTACTGTAGGCTTCCGGTCCCTGAGAAAGAGCGACGTTAGCCCTCATGGCTAAATCGCCCATATCGTTGCGTTGCTGCTCATTAAGACCGGAAAACGCCTGTTGTGCCTGTGCAACAAACGCTGGATTTTCCTTGGCAAACTTAAATAGTCCCGATGGATCACCAGAAGCCCATGCATCAGCGTGAACCTTATTGAATGCACTAATCGCTTTCTGTTGCTGTTCCTGCTTATAAATATCAGCAACTCCAGCCAGACCACGTAACGCGGTCAGCCCAACGTTATTTGCACCTGAGCGAGCCAGTTCATTGTTTTCGCGGATCAGACCAAGCGTTGCGTTAATGTCGCTTGCCTTTGGCGCATTCTCATTTTGCGTACCGATGCCAGCCAGAAAACCACCAGAATTAATATCCTGTTGCCACGTAGCCATTGATTACCCCTTAAAACAACGAGCCAAGCAGACCAAGACCGCCGCCGATCGCAGCCCCCCACGGAGTTGATGAACCAATTAATTTCGCAAGTCCAGCCCCAGCAATGGCACCAGACGCACCTCCGCCAATAGCAGATTGCATTGCTGATGGTCTGTTGGCGTTTGCCGCTGCAAGAGCCGCGCTTTGCTGTGAAATCTGACTCATGTTGTTGGCATATGTTTGCCCGGCATTTGCCTGCCCCTGAAGCGCGCCAAGACCAATATTTGCCAGATTCTGGTAGTTGTTCATCTGACCAGATAGCCACTGCTGACCAAGCGTTGGTGCGATTGTTGCTAACTGATTACCGGTTGCAGTGGAACCCAATCCACCTGTTGCTTCCGCTGCCGCCAGACTCTGATAGCGAGCCTGACCTGCAAGGTCTTTATACTGCTGAGAGTTGTAATACTGGTTTAGCGCCTGACCTTGCCCCTCCAGAGACGATAAGTTTTCGAGGCTGCCGACATACTTATCAGCCAGAGGAGTAAACGGCTTCAGGTTGTTCATGATGGTGTTGAACTGCTGATTTTGCAGGTCTGCAGCATACTTCTGAGCTTCTGCTGCATACTTTGCGCTTTTATCAGAGCTACCACCTTTGCCGCCTTTTTCAGGGCAATAAGGTTCCTCGCCGCGCAGCTTTCTGCCCAGCTTAAATGCATATAACATGGCTATCTCCCGTGATTCAGGAAGTCGATTAGTTCTTCGCGTGTAGCACTGTAAAATGTCACGTCATCCACGCCTTTGAAGTATTTCTTGATGGTTCCTACACGCTTAAGGCCAATCATTGCGCAGTACATCTGACCGTGGCGGAATTTGCGTGCAGCAAATGATGTGACGCACTGAACGGTGGTGTTAGTCAGAATGTATCGCCAGAACGCCAGCCCGATTTCCTTGCTGAAGCCGCGAATCTCTGGCAGGTACATGGCGTGGCAATCGAATGTAAGCGGCTGAATCTCCTGATAGTAAACAATGCCGCCGAACTGCCCGTGCACGTTCACCTCAAAGTAACGGCATTCAGGTTTGTAGTCGTATCCATCACCGTTGTTGCTACCAGCGATAATTTCAGGGTGATTTCCTACTGCTTCGATCAGGTCGATGTTTCGCGTTGGTTTGAACTGAATCATCACTGCTCCGCGATTATCTTGATGGTTGTGGCAGTAAACGCTGCACCATTTGACTGAATGGTTAACGTGCTGCCATTTGTGGCAAGAAAGCCGTCTTTATCCACGCTGAAGAACGTAGCTAACAGGATGTTATCGGTCGTTGTCGCCGAGTTGCGACTGCTTACCAGTGTGTCAGGAACAGAGCCGGAAAAGGTTAGCTGCATTGACCTGTTGGCGGTTCCACTGGGCCACGTCCCGACAATCGACAGCTTGAAGAACAGGGTTTTGTTCTCGTTGAACACAACCATCTTGTTGTTAACGGTATCGAAGAATGGTGCCAACGTGCCGGATGACGGCGTGAGCGTTTTCAGCAGGCTAACAAGGTTGGTCGGCGCTGTCGGGATGGTGACAGATACGCCAGAGTAAACAACCTCTGACTTCTTGCGAGTAGTGGCATACTCCAGAGTATCGATGCGCGTTTCATGGTCTGAAACCTGCGATTCCAGCGACTGAACTCTGGTATCAAGCGACGCAATATCGCTTTCATTCTGAGCTATTCGTGTTTCATGTTCCTGAAGAGTTGATTCTGCCTGGCTGATTCGCTCCTCATGATTAACAAGAGTTGCTTCCGCAGCAGAAATTCGCTGCTCATGGTCAGCGAGAATCACATCCTGCTCATCGTTCCTGACTTGTGCGTCATAAGCGCCCTGTCCGGCCTCGTTGGCCTTGTTAGCCACGTTACCAACATCAGTGCCCTGTGCGATAACGTAAAGCAGATACGACTGCGAGAAGATATTGCGTGGAAGAACTGATGTATCTAGCCGCGTAGCCTGGATGATTACCGGCACATTGAGATTCGAATCCGCCATTACTCAATCCTTATCTGAGCGCCAGACAGAGTTACAGGTGACTTCGTGATAACGCGCAATTTGAAGCCAATGTTTTTCCTGATGCGCCCTACTTTCTTCCACAAAACGCGTTTGTCGTAAACGAACGGTTCATTCTGCTCAATCATCTGCTCACGCCCGTAATTTATGCCGTCAGTGGTTGCAGATAGGAACAGGCGGTCGGCGTACTGCGCAACGCCAGTTGACGATTCAACCTCAAGGTCGAAGCATCTGGCGTTATCCGCTTTGAACAACGGAGTAAACAGCAGGTGTTCTTGCTGTAGCCCATACTGGCTGCTGATATCGAACTGCAATTTCCCGGTCACGGACTCCAGCTTATCGCCGCACGTTATCTGATTGCCTTCGTAAATGAAGTCAATGGCGCGGTACACATCGTCATACAGGCCTGTTTTCAGTACACACCATTGCGGACCATTGGCGCTTGAAGATGCGTCGTACACCAGAACATGGCGCGGAAGATGGATAATCAGCAGCTCATGAGCATCAAAGCGCAACGATTCCATCACGCCATCAGCCAGTTCATCAGCAGTGTAGGAGCGGAGGATTTTCTCAATGCTCGCGCTGGCGATTGGTGACACCTGCCCGGAGCCGATGATATACACAGACGGCGCACCTGTTGCCGGATTGCTGATGAACGCATAAGAATCAGCGAATGGAGTTTTGCAGTAAGTCCCGGCGATGCCTTTTTGCACCATCAGTGATGGCTGTGCGACATACAAAGCAGCACCAACTGTGGTTGCGCCAGTCAGGGAGAAATACTCAATCGTCGATGAACCAAAGCAGACGATGAAGTCTCGCCATGTTCCGATGCCGATGATTCCGTCCGGCTGCGATTCTGCGCGATATTGTGCGCTGTAGCGGTCAGGGTGCGATTCATCTTCAGGGTCAGTAATAAACCATGAATCAGTGCCGTCTTTTGACCACGCATAACGCCCACGTAAGCGAGTAATGTCACGAACAGAACCTAACTCATACTGCGTGAATCCGCTGTCTGTAGGCCAGTTTGAGACGGTTTTAACCGTGCCATCATAGCGGTATTCGACCAGTTGCCCGTTAACACCTACCGCCTGTGATGTCCGACCATGTGCCATTGATACGCGACCACTTCCGGCGACGTCACCGACTTCGCTTTCGCCTTTGTAGAGCTTCCCACCGCAAACGCGATAAACAGCATTCTGCGCCATGTTGTACTCGACGCCTCGCGATACGCCGTTCACATCAGAACGTTTGGCAATGCCCGGGAATGAGCGAAGATATCCGCTGCTGTTCAGGATTTCTTTGGGTGTAGCCAGCATATTCACTGGCAGATAGTCGATATAGTCGGCGTTTCGAAAGTCTTTGCCGACACCTTTCATAAGCGGAAGTTGCTGAATCGGCATTATTCGCTCCCGTTATCGCAAGGTTCCTTTCGGTGGAAGTAATTCCAACCGTTCCACTTCGCCAACTGGTTACCGCTACCAACAGGCATACGGTTTGGATAACCGGACTTACATTTTGCGGCTTTTGCTCTGTCCATTGCAGACAGTTTGACGAGTCGCTCTTTCCCGTATCTGGCAGTGGTTATAAGTTTTGCAGACGCTTCCAGCGCATAATCCGGAGCAATGCGGCAGGCAAGGTTGAAAATGACGGCATTTATAGCGTTATTTGATAAGCCGTGCTCATCGCCCGGATCCGGAGCAACATCTGCATCAGCAAAAATGTAGCCAACGTTGATACCAGGTGACACATCACCGCCAAGCCATTCAGCCATCATCATTTCAAGGTCGTTGACGCCGTCTTCCATAGACTGCGGTTCGACATCGGTTAACGTGGCATTTGATGCCACACCGAGCTTACGTAATGCCGCAAGAACTAAATCACCCTTCGTTGTCAGGTTCATCTGCTGCCGCCTTAGGTTTTCGACCAGGCTTTTTACGCTGTTTTTCTTCTGGCTCTGGCTCTGGCTCTGGCTCTGGCTCTGGCTCTGGCTCTGCAACATCCTTCAGAAGATCATCAGGATGTGCAAACCAGCCAGCATCCAGATATTCCTGAAGCTCTTCGGCTTTCACGATTTCAAAGTCGTAGCCAACGCCTTTCCACTTCTTCATGTCGCCATGACGAAAGATCATGTGTGTCATGCTTGTCTCCAGATAAAAAAGGGAGCCGAAGCTCCCTCTGGTTATCACGCGGTCTGGTTAGGCAGACCAACACCAATTGCCTCTGGTCGTACAGCACATGCTGAATACCACACAGCAATACGGCACTTGCCAGACAGAGTGTTGATATCCCCCTGCGTTGCGAAGATGCCGTTAACACCAATACCTGGAATGCTGAAGGAAGACGTTTTCATGCCAGCAAACAGTTCATGGGTTACCGGGATCGGCTGAGACAGCAGACGGATTGAGTCATCAGCCCAGAACACGTTAGCGGTGGTTGTTGCCACGTTCAGAACGTTTACCGGAGTGGTATCAGCAAGAGAGGTGTTTACGTTAGCGTAAGCCTTCTCTTCTTTTGTCAGTGACGCGTCATCCAGTGCAATCGGCTTCGGCGTGATTTCGATGTGAGTACCATCGATCACACGGGTGATTGAGAAAGTAGCATCATCAGTCAGCACGTTCTTCGCCATCTGAGACAGGAATTTCACACCAGTGAAGCTGATTTTGTCGCCGCGCTTAAACCCGGTGGTGGAGGATACGGTCACCGTTGCAACACGGTTGTCGACGTTCTCTTTGTTACCATCGGTATCAAGAGTGTATGCCTGCGGCTTAAACTTCTGCGCACCAGAAACAGTTACACCAGTAGCGGTTGACTTGGTAACTGCCGGAAGTTTCGGTGAGCGAAGAATTTCATCAAAGCCAGCAATCTGACGCTGAATAGTACCGTTGCGATACGCTTCTTCAGGAACGCGACCGAAGATGTCACCATCTACCAGGTTGCGGCCTGCTTTGCGGTAATCGTCAGGGTTCAGGAAGTAACTGATGCCCATATCGCGGTTTAGCTCACGGGAGAACATCAGGCGCTCTGCATCAGACACAAAATCCCAGCCAGACAGGCCAGTAGATGGACCAATTGCGCGGGTATCGTGAACAACAAGTGAGCCCATTTCGGTTGCCTGTTTGGCAATTGCTGACTCAATGTTATTCGCCAGTTTTTTGGCGGATGCCTGGATGCGGCGACGGTAAGAACGCTCATCACGCAGGTCATCTGCACGAAGCTCGAAGAAATCGTTATCCGGATCACCCATGTTGCATTTCACGGAGAGTTCCAGAATCCCGGTTGCGTTGCCAGTTAAATCCCAGCCAGTCTGGGTTGGCGCTTCCTGCTCAACAGGCATCCACACGGTGTTGCTTGAACGCTGCATGGATTCTGCCGGAGGGGTGTATTTTGTCACTTTGGACGCCATTGGCGTCAGGTTCTGGACGGTTTCGATGATTTCATCGATAGCGTAAGTAACTAACTGCCCTTCTTTGAGAGTCATATATTGAATACCTTACTTTCTTTATGTGCTATACTATTGTTATATCAACATATAGCGCATTAGGGTTATGAGCATGGAACTGAATGAATACTTCGAATACCGCGATGGTTCTTTGGTTTGGAAAGCCAGAAGCTCTGAATTTTTCAACAACAAAAAGAATCGCAACTATCACAACGTTTGGAATGCAAAACACGCTGGGAAAGTTGCTGGTCTTTTAGAAAGCAATGGATATATCCGCATAAGAATTAACGGCATTAAGTGGCTAGCACACCGCATCGTATGGGTGATGTTTAACGGAGATATTCCAGAAGGCATGGAAATTGACCATATAAATGGGATTCGCCACGACAACAGAATTGAAAATCTTCGTCTTGTGAAAAAATCAGCAAACCAAAGGAATAGAATCAAACTATCTAAAAATAACTCCAGCGGAATATCTGGAGTTTACTTTTGCAACACGCGGAAAAGATGGGTCGCTCATAAGCGACTGCTTAATGCAAGAGTGCAAAAAGTATGTTCTTCATTCGAAGAGGCGAAAGAAGTAATCAGAAAGTTTGACGAGGAAAACAACATCACGATATCGAAATAATTATCGAATTCCTTTATTCAGTTGCGCCTTGAGCTTGCGGTATGTCTCTACATCCCCTTTGTTTGCTGCCGCTTCCATCTGCTTTTCAATCGCAGATATATTTGCAGCAACAGCGTGTCCCTGAATGGGTTCATCAGGTAGCGGGGCTTCTGAAACAGGTTTGGCTCGAGGCTTGAGAGTTAAACGCTCTGACAGTCGAGTGAGTTCAATCAGCGCGGATTGCCCGTCCATCGCCAGCAACTGGCGTGTTTTCTCAGGATTAGCACCAAGGTGATACATGAGAGCAGCGGATTTCTCCGGGAAGAGGCGCATGATGTCGGCACCGACTGCTGGCGGCACCAGTTGCATGAATGCATCCTCTTTCTCCTGATAGTCAGGGATATTGAGCTTTTCCGCTGCGTCGTAGTGCTTACGGGCTGCCTCGACGTATTGCGCTGATTGCTGGGTGAACTCCTGAGTTTTGCGACCCTGCTCGGCGACAGCCTGGCTTCGTGCGTCCATAGCCTTGATCTGCCATTCACTATTTGCCTGCTGGAAGGCAGCCAGTGCGCGGCTCTGGTCATAGTCGTACTTAGCCAGTGCATCTTCGGAAAGATAATCGTTAGGGTCTGGTTGTTTTGGTAACTCAGGGTTCACCCGCAGGTGCTCCGGCAACTCTCCACGCTTAACCGCTTCCATCTGTTGCTCAAGCTCACGCTGGCGTTTGCGTTCGATGCGGCGACGGGCAAATTCAGCATTAGTTGCCGGGTCTTGTTTTGGTTTCTCATCGTCTTTTAGGACAATCTCGAAGCCTTCTTCCTGACCTGCGTTGTCGTTGGCATTATCGACAACTAAGCCATCAGCAGATGCCGCTGCATGATTGCCGGGCAGGGTTAATTCTTCAGAAGCCTGAATGTCGGTGGTTTGGTCCATGATTAACTCTCTCTTATTGAGGTGTCTCGGCTACTCCGCCGGAGGGGATTTGAACTTGACGCATAAGATTCGCGAAATCCATGCGTTGTGAATGAGTCTGGTCTGCATCTTTAAGAAGCAGCTCAGCGTTAGCACGAGCATCTTTGCTGCGCTGTTGCTGGAATTGACCTACGAGCTTGAGGTACTCACGCAGTTCTGCCTGCTTGTCGAGGTCCATATTGTTGAAGATTTCTGCAATCTTCGCGGCGTTGAGTTGGTTTTGGGCTTCAACCTTGGCAGCTTCAACCTGAATCTGCGCCTGTTGGTTCTCTGCCTTGAGCAATTCAGCCTGACCTTGCAGAAGGATACCCTGCGCCTGAATTTGCTCTGCTGATGGCTGCTGCGGCTGTTGTTGTGCCTGCTGTACCATCTCCATCTCTTCAGGTGTTTCTGGTTTCTTCAGCCCCATCATCACCAGTTGCTTGTTCGCGTACTCTCGCATCATCTCAACGCCTTTACCGTCAAGCAGCGTGAAGTATTGCAGCATCAGCATCTGGAACTCTGGAGTACCTTGCGGAACCTTGGTGAGTAACTCCTGAATCTCTGCGCGGTTCTGTTCCTTCATGCTCTGGAAGGATGGTCCAACGTCTGTATAGCACTCATAGCGACCGCGAATGTCGTTGAGTGTGACCACATTGCCGGACTGGTAATCTACAACTTGCGCGTAGAGTTGAACGTCTTTCTCGCTTCCGTCTTCAAGAGTCAGCGTTACATGGCGAGGAACGTCATAAATATCGTTGACCATTGAGGCATAAATCTCGCCATCACGTCGCATTGCGGTAGCCAGGTTATCCTGAAACACGTATGTCTCAAGGTCTGCCCGCATGTTCAGTTGATTGACGGTATCGAAAGCGACCTGACCATTTGCCGCCTGCGCATCCACGCCAAGACTAGCCACCTCTTTCACTGCGTTGGTGGCTGCCTCAAGCATGTAAGCGTTGGCTTGCGGCACTTCAGGGTTTTCCATGTAGGAGATTGGACCAATCGGCAGGTCGTTACCGTTTTCATCGGTCCTGTTCTGCAGATAGTACGGATAGTCATCATTTCCACCGTACATGTATTCGTAGCCTTCGATTTGCTCAGGGAAGAAGGTCGGTTTCTTCTTCGGTGAACGAGCAACAATATCGGCGTTGAACGACATGATCATGTTACGAAGGCGTTGACCGTCTTTCGTCAGCCTTACCACTCCTTCGTAGCACTCCTTGTCACCAGCGAATGACCATTCACCATACACTGGAACGATTGGAATATGCTCTCCGGCTATCTTCTCGCGGTCTTTCAGTATCTGCGTACAGGTGATGATCGACTTATACACACGCCGACGCTTCACCTTGCGCTCTGCTACCTTAATGAATCCACGATTAGCCAGGTCGTCGATGACGTCTTTGATATCCTGCTGGTAATAGCTTACCGGCTCACCTGTCAGCGGGTCGCGGTAGATGAAGACTTTCTCTTTCTTCTCTTCGACCTCGTAATACTCAGCGACGTAGACGACATCATTCGATACCCACGGAAACAGCCATGTATCGTTCGGATTCTGGAAAGATGGCAAGGTGTCCGGATCAATACCGTAATCCTCTGCGAACTCTTTCCAGCCATTGCGCGACAAGGCGTTAATCACCGTGCAGTGCTTAGCGTCGCTCTTATCCATCTGCTTGCTGTTGGCGTCCCATATGACGTGTGAGCAGGCTTCATGGATTGGCAGGCGTCTGATTACCTGGTTGTTGCTTGTTGGATCGTTGTCTTCGTACTGTGTGACCAGACGCCATGCACCAACGCCGGACTCTATCTGCTCACGAACGCCAACGTTAACGGCAATTTTTGCCGTGTTATGGCGCATATCGGTACGATACATTCCCATCAACACATCGGCAGCATCAGGATTAGCTCCGTCTTTTGGTCTGAAGAGAACGTCGATAGGGTTACGGCGCATCTCTGCGACCAGCTTCCTGACCACCGGGCGAACAACATCGAATTGTCCGCGATATTGCAGGGTAGTGTAGTTTGATAGCCAGTCATCCCATTGCGACACTCGGCTAAAATACAGGTCATTTGTCGCCTCGGTTCTGGCTTCATCGCTCGCCATCCAGTCCGCGTCAAACTTACACAGAATGGAATTGAGTCTGTTTTCGTCGGCCATTTAAGTTCTCCGTGCGATGGGCCTGATTGGGGCTGGTATCTTTTTCTCTTTTGGTTTTTTGATGTCGCGCATCATTTTGGCGAAGCGGCGCATCATGTATGCATAGCGAACGGCGGATAGCACGTCGTCGTTAAGCTTGACGATCTTCCCGTTTTCATCACGGTGATAGAGGCGGAACTCCTCAAAGAATGGCTCACAGGTGTTGAATACTTTGAAGCGACCATCAAGCATCATGTCGCGCAATTCAGTGATTCCAGGCTCCACAGCGTTACCGCCATCAGGCCATGTCGCATGCTCCTGCAACATCATAAAACCAGCGTCCGCGTACTGCCCTTTGAGCTGCTCACCGCCGCCCTTCTCATGCTGGTTTCCGTCATGAGGCCATGCGGTTGGCACTTTATGCGCCCATGATTTAACAGCTCCCCATGCCTGAACAGCTGTTTTTTCTTTCGCCTTCCACACGCGTGAAACGTAGATTGTGTCTGCGTCCTTATCCCACCAAAGCTGAACCTGCGCCTGTGGGTGATCCCATCCGAAATCCATCCCACCAATTACGTAGAAGTGATCAGGACACTCGAACGGCTGACACTTAATAGTCTCTTCCGGTATCTGGAAGATTCGACCACTACCCATCGTAGGAATACCGCGAGCACGCGCCTCTCTCTCATGCTCGGGATAGGATGCGATGATTTGCTCTTTCTGCTCGTCTGTGTAGTGCTCAGCGTCGTATATAGTCATGTTGACCACTTTCTGCGACTTGCTGGGATTCTTCAGGAACTTGGTAACAACGTCAGACATCCCCATCAGCGGGGTAAACGTCAGAATTGAGAATTGCCCGTATTTGTTGGTACGGGTAAGACCTTCGCCATAAATGCTGTATGGTGGCTCTTCGTCAAACCACACGCCGTGGATTGTGTCACCCTGCCAGCGAGCACGGCCTTGCGAGTATGGTTTGAAGTAGCAGATTGAAATGCCATCTTCAACGCCATCAGCCGTGTGATGCTTAACCAGAAGATGATCAACAAGGTTCGGAAAGAAAGGAGACTTCTTCCAGCTAATGATGTCTTCTTTAGGTATTGAACCGTAGCCCGGCTCATCATTCTCTTCAATACGACCGCACAGGATGCGTTGAGTCGTTTTGGTTACAGTCTCGTTTGTCTCGCCACCAATCCAGAAGACAACAGGCTCATAAAAACGCTTACCTTTCCACTCACCGCCATATTTACCATCAGCAGGATAGCCTTTTGTGCCCGGATAACGCCCTGTAAGGTGAAACGCTACTTCAGCAGCACCAGTAAATGACTTACCAAGCTGGTTACCAGCCATAAAACAGCGCTCTGGATAGTCATGCCCGGCGTCGATGAACTCACGCTGTTTGCTGTATGGCGTAAATTCATATAGCAGGTGTGTGTTCCGGTAGTTCTCTTCTTCTTCGAGTAGCTCGAGCAACTCGATTTGCTCTTCGTCGCTCAAGTTATCAAGAATCGCGTCCAGTTCCACGGTTGAATAGCTCCTTGATACGAGAGCGCCGCTTATCGCGATCTCCCTTATCAGGTGTCACGTCTTCAACTTGCGACTGCTCTTTGAGGCCCAAATCACGGGCGATGATGTTAGCGTTGAGAAGGTCAGCGGCTGCGCCAGAGAATTTCTGGTCGTAGATGACCTGTTCTGCTCGCGTAACGACTTCAGATAAATCTTCTCGCAGGCGATATGTGCGCCATGTTTCAAGCGTCACATCAATGAACAGAGTGAGGCCGGTAATGGTCATCGCTCGCATCTTGGCGATAGGCTCTTGTATCACTTCACCCTGATACGAGAACGCCTTCATCTCCCATAGCGGGTTAGCTTCTACCCACTCGAAGTATTCACAACAAGCAGCCCACAGCGCCTCAGGCGATTCGAATTTAGGATTTCGCCCATGACTACTGCGGGCCTCCCAAAATCGGTTGCCCTTTGGTGCTGCCATATTTATCTCACTTAGTTGTTATTTCAGGTTGAGCATCATGCTCCGGTAGTGAATAGGTCTAACGCTTCCTTCGATTTACGCACCGCTTCGATAGTTCGAGTCGTGATATCTGAATTAGCGCCACCTGACTGGAAGTGAATTTTGAATAGCTCAAGCTTCAGCTCGTCAGTGCCAATGAACTGAAATGCTTCCTCTGCGGCTGCGTTCTGGTTCATGACCAGTTTATAAATCTCTAACTGGAATTTCTGTTCTTCAGTCATGGGAATAATCTCTGCCATTGTTGGCTCCGTTTATCCGTTAAAAGGGATATCAGTTAAGTTATCCCGTGTAGGGTATAAGTCATTGTCGAGACCACTCATTGAATGGTCTCTGCAATAACCGATGTCTTTCCATCAGTCCGCCACCACAAAGAATCTTTTTTGCCATAAGGCAGGAGGTTCATCTTTCAGTGGCTGCCAGTGTTATTTCCCCACTTACTGGCTTGGGTTGTTTCGCGGTACTGCCGTAACTGGTTACCCAGAATAAATTCCGGTTTCATTATCAAGCCCACCCGTAGATAGGCTTTGTAATGACATCTTCAATTAATCAGCAGTTCAGGCTGTGTCACCTGCAAGATGTATTCATGCTCGACAGCCAGGACACGCTTCTCTTTCTTCCGTTCGTTCATTAATCGACTGCCGATCGTACCTTTCAGCTTTGAGCGTGTTTCTTTGATGGCGTAGCGGTGCTGCATTTCTTCGCCAATTGCCATGCGGCGGCTCAGTTGCTCTGCCATCCAATTGAATGCTGCTATATAGCTCTCCTTGATTGCTGCAGCAGCTTTCCCGGTGAACCCCATTACAACCATGATCCAGCCATCTTTCGTCAGGCTGTACATCGGGCGAACCTTGCCCTGTTCATCGATATAATCAGCCGACGCAAAATTGCGTTGGCTAAACTCACGCGAGCAATCAGCCTTAAACTGCTCGATTTTCCTGAGAACATCACCGTGTCGCTTGCCGAAGTACTTGGCAATTTTTCTGGATGTGGTAACGACCTCTCCGTTTTTGGCTTGCACCATTTCTCGGAAGTCGAAGGCTGGAATAACTGAATGACTATTCATAGCGTCTTTACCTTTTAGAAAGTGAGCCTGTCTCACAGAAAAGCCGCCCGAGAGAGGTCGCCACCTATAACGGCATTTCTCAGGCTCGCTTACTGAAAGGCTCTCGTTAATATGCGCGTGAGATGCGCTGTGAAATTCAGATATAAAAAAGCCCCGCAAATGCGAGGCTAAATCCTGGTATTTGTAATGAACTGGCTCTTATCTCAACGCAGCCCCTTACTGCGCGCCAGATGCTCAATATCAAGCATCAGCAATGAGATGTTTAATCTGGATTCACTCCAGAAGTGATCATCACCCTGTCTACAGAGCCAGATGTGAAGGATGATGAGTAAAATTATCGCTATCATCGAAGGCATTGCGTCCTGATGTATTCCTGAAGCGTTCTCAGTGCTGTTTGGTCGCGGATAATCCCGCCCCGGATATCGAGAACGTTTCGTCCAGCAACTGGAGAGAGTTCGACGGTGGCATCATTGCCCATGCCGGAGGTGCGGGAGGTTTCGGTTGAGGCTGGTACTTGACACTTTCCTTTGACGAGCACCCTGCCACCATTATCAAGCTTGCGCCGAAGAGCATCATTTTCAGCTTTCGCATCAGCTAACTCCTTCGTGTATTTAGCATCGAGTGCATCAGCAGCACGCTGGCGCTGCTGCATGTCAGTAATGGTGGCAGTCGCCTGCTTCAGCTCACTGACTTTTTTATCGCGCTGGTCTTTGTAGGCGATGGCGTTATCACGGTAATGATTAACAGCCCATGACAGGCAGACGATGATGCAGATAACCAGAGCGGAGATAATCGCGGTTACCCTGCTCATTGCTGCCCCCACAAACAGACTTCACGCTCAATATCACGACGGGTCATCAGCCCTTTCCATTGCTTACCGCCAGCGTATGTCCAGCGACGTAGCTGGTCACATGCGCCTTTGATATCACCCTGGTTTATTTTGCGAAGAAGCGTCGATGTTCTGAAATTGCCAGCCCCCACGTTGTAGACGAACGAGTAAAGAGCGCCGCGCGTTGTTTCCGGTATATCGACTTTGATGTACGGGTTAATTTGTCTGGCGACCGTGGCAAGGTCTTTATTCAGGAGAGCTTTGCATTCTGCTTCGGTATACGTTTTACCGAGCATGATGTCTTTTCCTGTATGCCCGTAACATACAGTCCATACACCAACTATGTCTTTGTAAGGATTATGTCTCACACCTTCCATACCATCGTTACCACTTGGGCCAGTGATTAACACAGATGCTATAGCAATAGCCCCGCCACTTATCGCCGCTATTACGCTATTTCGTAGTGCCGGTGACATTGCCATTCAATCTGTCCTCGCGCTCTTTGCGCTTGTAGTACCAGTTGATGCCAAATGTGCCGACAGTACAAAGAATACCAATGATGACAGCCCAGTCATTCAGGGAGAGAATGCCACCCATCGCAGTCAGTCCTCCGAAGCTGTAACTGAACCATTCTCTGATTTTGTCCATACGGTACATGCTCTACCCCTTCATTGAGGGGATTTGCTCTATTTAATTAGGAATAAGGTCGATTACTGATAGAACAAATCCAGGCTACTGTGTTTAGTAATCAGATTTGTTCGTGACCGATATGCACGGGCAAAACGGCAGGAGGTTGTTAGCGCAGCCTCTTGCCACCCGCTTTCACGAAGGCCATGTGTAGAAGGCCGCAGCGTAACTATCACTGATGAATCCAGGATAGCCAGTGGCTACGGCTCAGTTTGGGTTGTGCTGTTGCTGGGCGGCGATGACGCCTGTACGCATTTGGTGATCCGGTTCTGCTTCCGGCATTCGCTTAATTCAGCACAACGGAAAGAGCATTTATGGCTCGCATCGCGGGAAAAAGCCCACGGTAGAGAGTCGAACTCTACAAATACTCTTACCTGTTGTGCGCTCCGTTTCGTGGAGCTAACGGCGACGCTAGTACCGGTCTATGCGTCGCACCCTTGAGGGATTTACTAAGGCGACATGCCCGTTGTTACCCACTCAATTGGACCCTCCCCGTCGCCATCTGGGTCCAGTCAGGAATCGAACCTGCCGAGGGTACATTTGAATGGGTGCCCATTATTAATCACACCGGGCCAGTGCGCCGAATTTGGTAGCTGGGAGTCGGAAGACCCAGTGATTTTGGTTTCTTAGGCCGCCATCAACATCAAATCATCGTTTGCATTTATCTTTGTGGTCAGTTTCTAAAAACCCGCAAAGTCGCCAACTCTGACGAAAACTATCGTTGTGCTGCCACAACGATAAGAGCACTCGGTGCATTTAAGCCAAGCCCCATAAGGGAGAATGCTCTTACCTGTTGTGCAAACGCAAAAAGCCCCGAGCTATTAACTCAGGGCTTTATTTAACGAGTGCATTTATCCATCGTTGAGTCAAATTTACCCAACTTTATTCAAAAAGTCAATATCATGCCGTTAATATGTTGCCATCCGTGGCAATCATGCTGCTAACGTGTGACCGCATTCAAAATGTTGTCTGCGATTGACTCTTCTTTGTGGCATTGCACCACCAGAGCGTCATACAGCGGCTTAACAGTGCGTGACCAGGTGGGTTGGGTAAGGTTTGGGATTAGCATCGTCACAGCGCGATATGCGGCGCTTGCTGGCATTCTTGAATAGCCGACACCTTTGCATCTTCCGCACTCTTTCTCAACAACTCTCCCCCACTGCTCCGTTTTGGCTATATCAACCGCACGGCCTGTGCCGTGACAATCTCTGCATCTTGCTCCCGGCGTCGCAGCACTACGGCAGTAATCCGCATAAGCGAATGTTGCGAGCACTTGCAGTACCTTTGCCTTAGTATTGCCTTCAAGCTTTGCAACGCCACGGTATTTCCCCGATACCTTGTGTGCAAATTGCATCAGATAGTTGATAGCCTTTTGTTTGTCGTTCTGGCTTAGTTCGTGCTTACCACAGAATGCAGCCATTCCGAATCCGGCTTGTGATTGCGCCATCCCCATAGCAGCCATCACATCAGTACCGGAAAGAGAGTCAGAAGCCGTGGCCCGTGGTGAGTCGCTCATCATCGGGCTTTTTGGCGAGTGAAATTTAGCTACGCTTTCGAGTCTCATGGTCTTCCCCTCTTGCCCTGTTTGACCATCAGGACGCCGTTAACTATTACGTGACGCTCGCCTTTGCTGTCTCGGTTGTACTTGAGCACTGTTCCTCTTGCGCAGGAAAGCATCCTCGCCACTTCGGTCTGATTGCCTCGTGTCTGGATAAGAAGCTCTGGTATCGTTTGAATTGTGGCGTTCATACGTTCTCCAGTTCGGTGATTTTTATTCCAAGCCGTCCGCCTGGTACTTTCACACCACGAATTACGCGAATGTCATCGAATTGCTCGTCGTCTTCCGCAAATCCGGCGTGGATAAGGGAGTCGAGTAAACCTTTCAGGATGTTATCGAGGTCGCGGCGGCGGGAGTCTGGAACGTCTGCGATGACTTTGATGCGGAGTCGTGATTTGGTGAAAATGTCTAACTTAAGTTGGCGGATGATTTGCTGAACGTCTTTTCGGTATTTCTGGCCTTTATCGCTGATGTAGTATTGGCTTCCCCGTCTTCGCCAGTAGGTATTCACCGACGGCGGGTATGGAAGCACAAACTGATATTCGTTCATGGCTTAATCTTCCCCTCCTTCAGCAGTATCGCCTGCGTCCTGATCACGCCTTCGAGGTGGTAAAGCCTGGCGTCTTTGTTGTCGAGATTATGGGTGCGTCGGTCGATTTCATCGTGACACGCGCTACAAGCCCATGCGCCGATCAGGTCGTCAGGTTTCATTCCCGTTCCGCAAATTCCAGCCATCCGGTAATGTGCCAGAACTGTAGTTTCAGGATTGCCATTGCATATGCCGTAAATACGAACCTGGCATTCTCTGCCGCGTGCTTCTTTGCGTAGGTTAGCCATGACGTCTCCCCCATTTCTCTTGGCATCTCCTCAACCACACACGCATATTTTGGCTGGTAATATCGGTATGCTCTCCGCTGTATTTCTTTTGTGAGTGTTTGCATCTCACATAAACAAATACGGCAAGCAATGGATATGCGAATAACAAAATAAATAACAGAGCTGTAGCAACAGATACTTTCACAAAAAATGCAGGCAACTCTCTGACCTGATAGTCTGGAAAATCCAAGAATTCATCGATTATGTTGTTAGCAACATTGGTAGTTGCTATACATGCGACTGACAGACAATCAAAATAATTAAAGTCATATCCAGCCGCAGCAGCCCATGTTGGATTGTCTTGAAAATGTTTAAACGTTATTTGTCCGTATCGGCTAATCACCATCGTCTTCTTCCTCGTACATTGAGCTATTCGGATCGCTCATCAGTTCTGCGCAGCAGTGCTCACACACGTGAACTTCCAGCACATGCAGCTTCTGGCCGCAGTTAGCGCACGTTAAAGCCCGCTCGACGCTTTCTTTCTGGTATTGAAGGGATTGGGATGGGCTAAGCATTATTGGATTCTCTGCATCATGAGAAAGACAATCATGGCGGCGCGGAGGGGATTTTCATGTATAGCTCGCTTAGATTTACAGTAGGCCACACCGCGTGCACCCCACTCGTCTTCATCGAGATTGATAATGCTAATCCTGTATTTTTCAATAATCGGCCATGCGTCTGCTGGGTTTACGCATGGGTTAAATGATCCGCGCTCAACTTCTACTTCAACTGCGTCTCCGTTTACAACGTCTCCCTCAAATGAGACAAACACCATATCGCCATTCTCACCTTCTTTGTAATCCGGTGATCCGTTATGAATGGCTTCGAATACCGCCACGTTAATTTCAAAATCACTTAACTGTGAATAATCCATTGTCATTTCCTCGCACGATGTCTTAGCCACCGGATATCCCACAGGTGAGCCGTGTAGTTGAAGGTTTTTACGTCAGATTCTTTTGGGATTGGCTTGCGTTTATTTCTGGAGCGCTTCGTTGGAAGGTATTTGCAGTTTTCGCAGATGATGTCGGTGATACTTCGTCGCTGTCGTCTCATTCGTACCTCCTGTCGGTAAATCTGACACCCTGACCAATAGCCCATGCTGTCGTGTACTCAATCAGGCTTGCCATGCGCTTCACGCTCATCTGTGCGCTGCTTTCGCGAATGTTGACGTATTCACCTTCAAGGCCGGGCAAAACATCAGCTTCCTGTTTTGTTGCCACTGCATGACCGCTAATTAACAAAACCTTCCATTGTTCCGGTTTTAACCATTTGCCGCACCATTGAACCTGACGAGCGATATCCGCCAGCATCGCGTGAAATTTTGCGTTCTGGTCAAGGTTGCGCTTGTAGTCAGTAATGCGGATGGTAACTGGCTTGTCTTTATCGAGTGGTGTTGCGAGGATGGCGTTGATTGCGGCTTGCTGTTGTTGTTTACCACGGAGGAAGATTGTTTGCTTCATCGTCACTCCTTCACTTTGACTCCAACGGCGCGGATGTTTTCCTCATAAGCATCCATTCCATCGCCGAAGCCATTGGAATAATCAACAGTAAACCCTTTGGATAATGCTTCTCTGCTGTCGATAAACTTTGGCGCGGTTATTTCAATAGCTGCTCGTGATGCCTGCCATAAAGTCCACCACTCATTTAAGGAGTGACGAATATCCATGCTTGAAAATGCGAAGTACCTATCACCATTTCTTGCCTCGGTTATCATCTCGAATGGTAATTTCAATTTTTTGGCAACGTATTCCTCAAACTTCTTTCTTGATTCGTCCATCGATACTTACCCTCAGTTCAACTCACAAAACGCCACGCCATTTTTGCTACAGCGACAGGCATAACACCGATAATCACCCAGACAAATGTAGCGCCAAACAACGTATACCATGGATCTTTACCGTCATTCACAAGACGAATGTAGCTATGCAGAACAATAAAAAACGTCAGAAGAATCCATCCAACGCCAACGCATTTGAGTGCGACGAGCATAAACTCAACCACGATTTACTCTCCCCCAAATAAAAAGGCCTGCGATTACCAGCAGGCCTGTTACAAGCTCAGTGATGTAGATGGTCATTGCTTCATCTCCCTTTCCATTTCATCAATGTCAACGTCATCAGGAAGATGGGAGCAATACGCCGCTATACCATGATGATTTATCTCATACCCTTTGAACGTTACCATCTGGCGCGTAATCTCAACTTCGTTCAGGAATCCGTCATCGCATAACTGCCTGGCTATTTTCGATTTGGTCTGGATTATTGGTAGTGCATGTTCTTTCAAAGCGTATGATATTTGTGCATTCCATGCCTTTTCTAGAATGGCTAATTGTTTTTTATTCATCAGAATCCTCCTTTCTTCTTGGACTGCGGTTCCTCGCGTTCACGGCGGCGCATTTCAGCAGACTGTTGGTCTGTGTCATAAATAGCGCCATTTGCCTGAATGCAATACACCGTGCCGGTATTGCCATGACGATTGAGGCGAAGGATTAGTTCAGTTTCACCAGGTGGAACACTGTCATCAAAAGCACCTTCACGATGGATCCCAACCCAATAATCGCAATCCTGTTCAATCTGCCCTGTATCTCGTGAGTCACTTGGTAATGGGCGTTTATTGGTTCGGCTTTCCAGTGCGCGGTTAAGCTGTGTCAGAAGCACAACAACGCAATCAAGCTCTTTGGCAAGGTTCTTCAGTCCTTTGGTGATCATGCCGTAAGCAAGGTCGTTGCGATCGGCCTTCTCAGCGGTCATTAGTGTCAGGTAATCGACCAGAATCATGCCAACACATCCTTTTTCTCGCTTGATTCGACGGCTTTCGCTGACGATTTGAGCCAGAGATAATCCCGGAGTGTCGTCGATGTAAAGCAGGTCGATTTCACTCAAGCGATTGGCTGTTTCGATCGCCCTGTTGAAGTCACCATCGTAATCACCCTGATAGCCGTAATCAGCGTCATTTGTCGCCGGAAGGTAAAAAATATTCGGGTTAACACCAGACTTCTGCCCTACCAGTTTTTCCAGTATCTGATCACCTGGCATTTCAAGGCTGAACATCAGAGCGGGCTTTTTCTCATGCACTGCGCAGTTGATTGCCATCTGGCTGTATAGCGTCGTTTTCCCCATCTTAGGGCGAGCGCCAATGACAAACAGAGAGCCTTTCACCAGACCTTTCGGTGACAGCATCCTGTCCAGCGATGGGATCCCTGTGCTCATTCCTCGTTGTTCGCCTGACGGGTCAAATCGCTTCTCAAGGTCGCTAACCCAGTCTTCCATGACCTCACCAAATGAGCGAAGGCCGCGACGCGATCCGGTTTTTGCATGGTCTGTCAGTTGCGTGAAAATCGACTGAATAGCTTCGTACTTCTGCGTTGCAGTCATTCCGTTGCGGGAATAGAGCAATTCCGTCGCTTCAGTCATGCGGTTGATGGCGTAGCGTTCCATTGCGGTTTCACGAACCTGCATTGCATAGGCAACGATGTTTGCTGCGCTTGGCGTGTTCTTTGCGATCTCAGCGATATAAGCAAAACCGCCAACAGACACCGTTAACGATTTACGCTCCAGTTCATCGAAAAGCGTCAGGCCATCTACTGGCTTTTGCTCCCGGTGCATTCTGGTTATTTCTTCGAAAAGGATTTTGTGTGGTCGGCTGTAAAATGAATCGGGCTTCAGCATCGCCAGAACTTTCTGGACGCGCTCACTGCTGTCATCATCCAGAAGCAATCCACCAATCACCGCCTGCTCTGCCTCGATGCTATGGGGCGGCGCATAAAAATTATCGGTCATCGTGTTCACCCTCACGAACTTTCAGGTAGGTATTGTCGTTAAGCAGGAAATCAAATCCCTTTTTGTGCCAGACGGTTCCGCGTTGATGGTTTGGACGCTCTTCGAACATCCATCGGCAATTTTCGCCTACGTAGCTCAAATAATTTCTCCAGTCCTGCATCGTGAACCCATGTCCGTCAAGCTGGCGGGTTATCACTCCGGCTTTGCGCCAGAACGTTCGGATCTGGTTTTTACGCTTGTCATTCAGTGCGCGGATTCTTGGCGCTTCAGGAAGGATTTCGTGGTAAGCATCGACAACATCCTGACAGCTAACGGAAGGTTTTTTCTTGTCAGACTTTTTGTCTGCTGTGGCACTCTCTAATACGTCAGTATTAGAGATATTATTTATATTATTGTTTATGGACAACCGTTGGACAACCGTTGGACAATCTCCGCTGAGAGCCGCACCATTACTGGTGTTTGCGTTGGACAACCGTTGGACAACCGTTGGACAATTTTTTGCCTGAAAATCGTCATATTTAACGATTGTAAACAGGCTAAATTTCTTCCCCATCGAGCAAATATTAAGCATCCCTTTCGACTCAAAAGTCCGTAATAAGCTCCGAACTTTGTTGTCGGGGATGAATGTTTCTCTGACCAGCGACGGGCGTCCAGTTATCATCTGACCGCGATCAACAGTTATCGGACCGATATCCGTATTGACGACAGTAGATTCGTGATTAGCCTTGAGGATTAAGTGAAGCCAAAGATGTACTGCCTGAGAGTCCTTATAGAGCCTGCTGTCCATAAACTGGCGGTGTATAGAGACATACCCCATACTGGATGCCTCCTGATTTTGTACAGGGTTATGCCTGTAATCAGCTAACTTAACGACGCCCATGTTTCACTCCTGCTTTGGCTAGTCTGTAAACACCAACAAGGCGCTCTGCGAACGCCCTGTTATTTGCTGCGGCTACCACTAATCCCTCAGGTGAATCAGGGTGTAGAATCTCTTCTTTTTCCTGGTATTTCTTACGACGTTTTGTCATAATGACTCCTGTGGATTGATCCAGTAATTCCCTCAGAATTGCATATCAATTTGCTCAGAATCCTCGGTGGCAGCCGGGGATTTTTTCTTTGTGATTCCATCCAATGCATACTTAAAAGCCCTGCTAATCGGACTGATGTCTGATGCCATTCCGAAAGCACACAAGACCGAAGCAATAAACCTCCAGTCCGTTCTGCTTATCTTCGATTCATGACAGCCAATCATCTTTGCCAGACCGCGCTGTGTAAGCGTTGACAGGTTGATGAGTAAATCTGTTTCTGCGCGATCAACGTCGCGCTGTGATAGTTTGCTGTAACTTGTTTGTTCCATTTCTTACTATTTCCATAGGTAAATAATCACTAATACCCATCTTTCGATGAGTGCTTAATTAGTTACCGCGTTGTCGGCGGTGCAGATTGATAAAGAGCGGATCCGCTTATTAAGCGGCTTTGTGTTCCGGTGGGAACACGTCATCAAGACTGACTTTTGCGCCTAACTTGTTTAGGCACGCAACAAGAGCACGGCATGTTTTAAGGTCTGGGAAGCGACGACCAGATTCCCAATGTCCGATAGCTCCCTGTGTGCATCCAACCGCCTTAGCAAGTGTTGTTTGAGAGATATTCAGTGACTCTCGATATTTTCGTAGGTTGCTCATATGCCCTCCATAGTAACCATGAAACAATAATACGATATGTACTTTTGGAATGCAAACAAAAAATACATCTTGTGCATGGATGGTTTTAGTACAGAGCGTAATAATAAGGATATGAAAATGAAATGGTATGAACTGGCTAGATCCAGAATGAAAGAACTCGGCATAACTCAAGAGAAGTTAGCTGAAGAGCTTGGTATGACGCAGGGTGGAATTGGTCACTGGTTGCGCGGATCTCGTCATCCATCTCTTGACGAGATTGGTGTGGTGTTTAAATACCTTGGTATTGATAACGTCTCATTCAACCACGACGGTACATTTTCACCTGTTGGCGAATACTCATCTGCCCCCGTTAAAAAACAATATGAGTACCCTGTTTTTTCTCATGTTCAGGCCGGGATGTTCTCGCCTGAGCTTAGAACCTTTACCAAAGGCGATGCGGAGAGATGGGTCAGCACAACCAAAAAAGCCAGTGATTGTGCGTTTTGGCTTGAAGTTGAAGGTAATTCCATGACCGCACCAACAGGATCCAAGCCAAGCTTTCCTGACGGGATGTTAATTCTCGTTGACCCTGAGCAGGCTGTTGAGCCAGGTGATTTCTGCATAGCCAGACTTGGTGGTGACGAGTTTACCTTCAAGAAACTGATCAGGGATAGCGGTCAGGTGTTCCTACAACCACTAAACCCGCAATATCCAATGATCCCATGCAATGATAGCTGTTCCGTAGTAGGGAAAGTTATCGCCAGCCAGTGGCCTGAAGAGACATTTAGTTAACAGCCTCACCACTCTAAAACACACAACAATAACCCGACCTTAGCGTCGGGTTTTCTTTTTCCAAAATATAAATCAATAAAATACAAAGTGTTATAAAAAACTAACCGCATTTAGAACATTTTGTATTGACTCAATAAAGTACACATCGTACTATTTAGCCATCAGCAGGAAGCTGGAAGCCAAACGGAACAGATTGGCAGGCTCTTTAACTTCGATGGTGCGCTGACAAAGCGCGAACAGATACCAAACGAGATGGGTTTGGGGTGATGTGAATTGCAGCAGTAACGACAGCAACCAGAAGATCAGCATCTGGCGCATCACCACCAAAGCCATTTCACATGAGGAAAACATCATGACGGTAATCGTGTACGGAAAATCAACATTTGCAGGAAATGCCAAAACTCGCCGTCATGAGCGGCGCAGAAAGCTGGCCATCGAGCGTGATTCCATCTGCAACATCATCGATTCGATCTTCGGCACAGACAGTGAGGAACCTGTTCAGGAAGACCCGAGAAAGCGGTTAAGCCTTTCTGAAAAAGCAATATCACTCGGAAGCCTTCGCTGCAAGAAAGTAGATGAATGCAGTGGAAGTGTTTGCCTGCCAAACGTAGCTCTTTACGCGGCAGGCTACCGGAAATCAAAACAACTGACGGCGAGGTAATTATGGATTTAAGTAAATTAGAAAGCTCCTTGGAAGCATCAGTAAAAAATTTTATATCAGTAATTGATGAAAAAACTGAAGATATTAAGAAAGCAACTATTGCAGAACTTATTCAAACAAGAGCCAGTACATTTGATCATCTTACTGATGATGTCCGGTCAGCGGCAATTCGCGTATATGTAACGGCACTAAGCAATATTGAACCCCCAATTGATGAAGAATCAAGAGATATTCAGAAAAAACGGTTTGAGATGTTAGCCAGCAACATTATCGCTGGTTTCACACAACTCTTAACAAAAGAGCCTGCCAGTGAAGCTATTCGCCAGCAGGCTCAGGTAATGATTAATCAGGCAGAAACTATTTCACGTGAGCGAAAAGCATTTGATAAATCGGTTTCTGAACTTCCAGCACCTCAATAGCAGCCGCTGAACCCTCCTTCTCAACAAACTTAATAACTTCATCAAGATGCTTTTTTGCATGTGATGATTGCTCAGGCGGCATAGCAGAAACTATCGAAATGATCGCTTGCTGGAGTGCGAGGTTTTCAGTGCTCAGTTTTGAAACTCTGTCGTTTAAATCCTCAATGATTTTAACAAGAGATACATCTGACATGTGAACTCCTTCTTTTGACTGTGGAAACAACAGTCTACCCATTTCCTTTGACTGTGGAAAGTGAAGGAACCACCGAGCCTGATGTGGTTAAAAGACAGGCACAATCTTTACTACAGCAAGCCACGCAGTGAAATGGGTGTGACTTGTTCAGGCCGCCAGAAGCAACGCGGAAAATCAATTCCAGCTTATTACGATTGAGGTGAGATATGGAAGAACAAGCAAACAAGATTCTCGTAGAACTACTGCAAAAAGCCAGCAATGGAATAGACGCGGCTGTTTCATTCAGCCAAGCGCAGATTCCGGATGTTGTTCATCAGTTGCTGCTATGGAATATGGTTGACAGTCTGATTAAAACATTAATAGCCATTCTAACAATCCCACTGGTTTTCTGGTTTATGAAGAAGCAGTGCCAAAGAGTTGAGACAGGTAAAATCGGTGATGAAGGATACTCATGGGAGAGGGGAAATCCCAAATACAGGCCGACAATGGTTTGGGATAGCAAAGGAGATATTAACCTTCTTATCATGCCATTGGTTGGAGTTTTGACTCTGTGGGGGATTTTTATTATTGGTGTAGTAACCAATATGACTTGGTTAAAAATTTGGCTGGCCCCAAAACTTTACCTTATCGAATATGCAGCATCATTGGTTAAGTAATTTCAGGCCGCATAGTCGACCTTTATTTTTGGCATAAACAACAGAATAAACACAGCACTGTGTATTCATTCCAACGAGTGAATACACGGAGAAATGTCGCTCGTAACTAAACAGGAGCCGACTTGTTCTGATTATTGGAAATCTTCTTTGCCCTCTAATGTGAGGGCTTTTTTATATGCATACCAATAACGCTTCACTCGATGCGTTTTCGTTATGCAATCAAACAGAAGGAGCATCCTATGCAACAGTTCGCTATTGCAGGGGCGGCATCGGTTCGCCCTTTCAACTCGATTTTATCGGTACAGCATTCACGAAAAAACATTTTAACCGGAGCAGACTTTAAACAACCAAGAATGAAAAGCTTGCTCGAAAAGCTTTGGGATATTTTGAAACAACAAGGCCGTCCATGAGTTTTACAGATAACTGGTCAGACGAAGAATTCATTCGTCAGATGAAAGAATTAATCGGTAACGAAGGAGATATTCATGTCACTTGCAACCACAGTGAAGGAGAGCAAGTTACAGAGACGCATGTACACGCAGAAAGCTCTCTGGTATCGCCATAATGGCGACCGCGAAGGAATGCGGGTATGCCTTAATTTGTCCCGAGTCGAAGTATTAAATCAGCGTTATTTCCTTGGGCCGTGTCCATTCTGAGAACAATCATATGAGCAAAGAATTTTACGCAAGACTGGCAGCTATTCAGGAGAATCTGAACGCGCCAAAGAATCAGTACAACTCATTCGGCAAATATAAATACAGAAGCTGCGAAGACATTCTTGAAGGCGTTAAGCCGTTACTGAATGGCCTGTTTTTATCAATCAGCGATGAAGTTGTGTTGATTGGTGATCGGTATTACGTGAAAGCCACGGCAACTATTACCGATGGCGAAAACAGTCATACAGCAACCGCTCTTGCACGAGAGGAAGAAAGCAAGAAAGGAATGGATTCTGCACAAGTTACGGGAGCTACAAGCTCTTATGCACGCAAGTATTGCCTCAATGGTTTATTCGGCATTGATGATGCGAAAGATGCAGATACCGACGAGCATAAACATCAGCAGAACGCAGCAGCAAAGCAATCAAAACCATCACCTACACCTGAACAGGTTCTAAAAGCATTCACTGACGCAGCAATGCAGAAAAACACCGTGGAAGAGCTTAAACAGGCGTTCGCCAAAGCGTGGAAGATGCTCGAAGGCACACCGGAGCAGCACAAAGCGCAGGACGTTTACAACATCAGACGAGACGAATTAGAAGGAGCGGCTGCTTAATGGCACATTCGATTACTGTAAGACTAAACAAGCCTGCAAGAGAGTTTCAGGCCGGTGAAAATATCGGATTCAACATCCGTGCTGGCGTTCAGTATTACGATCGCCAGACAAAAAAGAAAGAATGGACAAACTACAGCGCCGTTGTATTTGCCAAGCCGGGAGCGCAAGCGGATTACTACCGTAGTGTTCTTGTTGAAGGTGGCATTGTGGAAATTACCGGAGAAAACATCAGGGTTGATGTTTATCAGGGGCAAAATGGTCAATCAATCACTCTTGAATTACTGAATGCAAAGATTGGATTTGCAACTTCAGGAAACAGCCAACAGCAGCAAAGTAGCAATCATCAAAATCATCCTGAATACGACGATTCAATTCCCTTCTAAAGTAGCAACATAAGGATTCCATTATGCCAGCGCCTCTGTATGGTGCGGATGACCCACGCCGCTGTTCCGGCAATTCCGTATCGGAGGTGCTGGATAAATTCAGGAAAAACTACAACCGGATAATGTCGCTACCGCAGGAAACGAAAGAGGAAAAGGAATTTCGCCATTGTATATGGCTTGCAGAGAAAGAAGAACGCGAGCGAATTTACCAGACATCAATCCGACCATTCCGCAAAGCCACATATACCCACTTCCCTGAATATATCGACCCGCGCCTGCGTAATTACCGCTCACGCTATGGCGCTATCAGTAATGACTGAGGAATTAACAATGAAAACAATGAAGCTAAACATCGACCTCGGAAAATACGTTATTACCGGAACCAAACACGATCTGATTCTTAGCGAAAGAGGAATTATCAAAGAAGGCGAGAATGCAGGGAAAGAAACACTAAGCCGTATCGGTTATTACAGCAAGTTTGAGCATCTGGTTAAAGAATTATGCAACCGTGAAATCCTGTTATCTCAGGCGCAGACGCTACAGGATATTCAGCAACATATCGAGACTTTAGGTGTGTCACTTAGCATGGCTATTGACCAGTTAGTGGAGAGTAAATCATGAGAGGACTTGCATACAATCCCGGCATTCTTCCGGCAGAAATGATTATTCGCCAACGCGTAAAGCCAATGCCATCGAGAGAGGAATTGCTTAAGAGAAATTCTTTTCCATCAGTGAATCAAAACAAATATCTGAATGCGATGTGGCGTAAAGGAGGCAGCCAGTGAATAACCGTTTTTACATGATGTGCTTGCGCGAAACTGTGGGTAATAACGCCTCATTCCATTGCCATAACGGCAATGGTTACAGTTCTGATATCGATCGCGCTCATGTTTACACGCTGGAAGAAGCCCAAAAAACCTGGAATTGTGGTCGAGATATCGATCAGCCTGTTTGCGCTGATAGCGTGGATGCAATGGCAGTGTGGCACGTTGATTGCCAGTACATCCCTACAGAAAGCCTGATTGAGTCAGATTGCACTGCGTATGTGGCCTACAAAAAAGGTAGCTGGAACGGCAACGATGTTTACTGGCTTCAACACGGTGGATTGCCAACAGATGACTTCAGTAAAGCGACCATCTTTAGCGTCGCCAACAAAAACGAACCAGGAATAGTTTGGTTGCCATTTTCCATTGCTGATGCAGCAAAGCGCAGGACGTTCAATATCAATAACTTTAACCGCAGAACAATGGTTCAGGGCGCAGGTTTGGTCATGCCTGACTGGTTGAAAGAGCAGAACAGAAGAAAGAAGTCGCGAAGCGGGAAGGTGCGTTGGAATTGTCCGCATTGCGGAAAAATCTCCTGGCAGTACAGCCCATATGATTTTGAAGGCTGTAGTGATTACAACTGTGAAGGATGGCGAGAATGACAATTGACTATCAGGTACTGCGTGATGCGGCAGAAGCAATAAAATAGCAGCCACACCACAAAAATTGCTGGCATTTCGTATGAAGGTCACACCTCAGGTTGTGCTGGCACTACTGGATGAACGGGAAAGGAACCAGCAATACATCAAATCCCGCGACCAGGAGAACGAGGAAATTGCGCTAACGGTAGGGAAGCTGCGCGTTGAGCTTGAAGCAGAAAAACAGCGGGCAAAAGTTCTATTTATGGAAAATGCTCGGCTTAAGTCAGGCATAGCCGGTCTGATACACCTCGGTATTCGATATGCAGATGTTGAGGTCATGAAAATTGCTGGAGATGCCCAGCTTTCTACCCCATGCACTGACAGCATCATAAACAGCATTGCAACAGGCATTCGCATCAACGGAGGTGAGTAGTGCGTGTGGCATGTATCGGCTTGTTACCGTACCCGACTCGTTTTTGGGCTTCTGCGCTAATTGCAAAGCCACATGTCCTGATGGCTGACAACATCATCCCGGCACCAAAGCGCCGCCATACTGGTATTGCAGCGGCACGACGAGCAGCAAAGAAACGCAGGAGAGCAAAGCGATGAAAAACCGTAAGGCAAAGATTCTGTTAGCTCGCAGAAACGGTGTTGGGGTCTGGCGATGGTTGAGGATTAGTAACAGACGAGTGAGGTTGACGGGGTGTTGCGGGGTTATGGGGCACAGTTGTTGCAAAAAGCCCAGTGCGGCGCAAAACCGCTGGAAAAACCACTTACGCACTAAAGGAGCCTGATATGGCTATTGCCGCAAGTTACACCATGCATCTCTACTGTGATTGTCGCCAGTGTACAAATGGTAAATATCAAACGCCAGACTTCGGTGAGTATATCGGTACGTCATGGGCTGGCTGTGCAAAAGAAGCGCGCAAGGATGGCTGGCGAATAAGCAAAGACAAAACGCGTGCTTTTGCGCCCGGGCATAAAGTTTTGAGGATTAACAAATGACCACTATTACCAGAGAACAAGCTCTGAAAATTATTGAGGCAGCCGATGAGGTTATTAGTGCGCTTGCCGGAACTAACGAGGATGTTCACCCTGGTAGCGATAACATGCTACGTCTGTGGGATGACCTGAATGACCGTTACGCGCCCCCGGAAGTAGTGCGTGAGCTGGCACGAATTGTGCTGGCATCGCTGGAAGCAGAACCGATGGCATGGCGATATCGCTACGTGAAAAAAAGCATTACGGACTCACAGGGGGAGCCGTGGGTTGGTGACTGGAAATATGTACCGACAAAAGAGGATTGCAACGACAGACCGAACTATGAAATTCAGGCGTTATTCACTGCCCCGCCGGTGCCACTGACACCAGAAGGATTGATTAAAGCAGTGCGCTTCTATGAACAGGTTAAGCGTGAAAATCCACCAGTCGAAACCGGAGCATGGAAAGACGCTGTTGACTGGGTGCTCAAAGAGGCTTGCCAGGCTGTAAACATAGGCATCAAAGGAGAGTGAGGATGTTCAATAATTTGCCTGGTACTGGTTTTTTCGTTGTTTTCGGTGTCATTTGCGCCGTTATTGGTTGGGCTGTTATTGAGTCCATTCTTTGGCTGCTTTCTTTCATTCACATAACTATTGGTTGAGAACTGACCCATGACCACTTTCACCGACAAAGAACTGATTAAAGAAATCAAAGAGCGAATCGGTAGCCTGGACGTGCGAGACAATATTGAGCGCCGTGCTTATGAAATTGCTCTGGCATCGCTGGAAGCAGAGCCTGTTCTGTATCAGTCCTGCACTCGCCCCACCTGGAATAGCGGTGTTCCGTGGACGGAATGGAAAGAACGTAGTCGTGAGGGCTACGAAGACGATTTGCGCTTTACAGACACGCCTGACCATGCCGGTTGGATAAACAAATGCCGAAAACTATATACCACTCCGCCAGCGCCGATAGCGTTAGAGGCCATTGAAAACGCAATTGAATACATTCGTAGTATCGCTTTTCACATCGATGAAGACGATTACCACGGCAAACATATTGCGTATTTCATGCGACAAGCATTGGCCTGGCTGGAAGGGCATTCATGCAGCGACGACAGACTGGGTAAAGCCGACAATCAACCAGTACGCGGCAACCAGGCTGCCGAATCCAATCGCGGTAATGAGTGGACCGGCAATCCTGATATTGATAACGCAATCATCATGCTCGACCGCATAGATACGGCGGAAAGTTACGATGATGACCGTATTGAGGCTGTTAAGGCTGTTTTGCGTAGACTGGCAGGCAACTCTCCGGTAACTCCGGATGGTTGGATAAGCTGTAGTGAGCGAATGCCCCCTCAAGATGATTGGATTTTAATTTATTCAAAGCACGGCGAGTATATGGCAGGACAGGTACAAGGGGAATACGTGGAGTTGAGCGACGGCACTTTATCGTGGTTAGGGAACGCCTTGTTCTGGATGCCGCTACCAGAACCGCCGCAGGAGGCGAAATGATGGATGTAAAAGAGAAGGTTTTGCAGGTGATGCGTTCCCGGGCTGCCCTGCAAGATAAAGCTCTCGGCGGGGAATATCCATTCAGGATGGCAACCTGGAATCTGCGGTTGGCAATGGAGAAGGAATTTCCTGATGAAGAATGGCGTTCGGCAGATTTGCGCAAAATTCTTATGGAGCTGGCTAAAGACGGAACAGTATCCAAAGATACCCATGCCAGCCGGATTGGTCAGGCGGTATGGAGACTGGAGGTGAGGTAATGGCTAACCTGCAACTTGCCGTTAAAGGTGAATACTTCGATGCCATGATTCGCGGAGAGAAAACGGAAGAGTATCGCCTGTGTAATGACTATTGGAATAAGCGAATTATGTTCCGAAAGTATGACCGTCTGATTATCACAAAGGGATATCCGAAGCGCGACGATTCCAGCCGCAGAATTGATATTCCGTATGACGGATATGAAATCAAGACAATCACACATCCCCACTTCGGCGATAAACCGGTAAAGGTGTTCGCGATAAAGGTGAATATCGGCACTGAATAACAATCCTCGCATTCGCGGGGATTTCTTTTATCTGAACTCGCTACGGCGAGTTTTGTTTTATGGAGATGATAAATGCACTTCCGGGTGACAGGTGAATGGAATGGAGAGCCATTCAACAGAGTTATCGAAGCAGAGAACATCAACGACTGCTATGACCACTGGATGATATGGGCGCAGATAGCGCATGCAGACGTAACCAATATTCGAATTGAAGAACTGAAAGAACACCATGCCGCCTGATGGCGGTTTTTTATTGGAGACAAGAAATGTCAGATTTGGCTATGAAGGTTTTGAAATGGCAATCGACTGGCGATGTCGGCATCAGTAGCGCAACTCTTGCCTCAATCGCATGTGGCCTGAAAAAGAATATCTATGGTCATCACTTCGGCGCTCCACATGACGCAGCAGATTTCCGACGATGCGTTGCACTTGTTGAGCAGATCCCAGAAATCAGAGATTCATTCGACAAAGTTGCAAAGCGCGTTCCGGCATTCAAAGGAATCCTCAACGAATGGGATTCTCTCGTTGCTCTGTTGAAATCTGAAATGAAGATACACGGAAACAAAGCACCAGAGACTTACAGAAGAATTAGCGAGCTACGCAAGGACTAACCCGCCTCACACTCGATGAGGCATTTTCATTTATCAAGATATCCAGACCTACCATCGCCGCATCAATGCGGTTTTTTTATTACCTGATTTTCAGGTTCGATTACCTATTCGGAGATAGCACTCATGCAACACGAACTACAGCCTGATTCCCTGGTTGATTTGAAATTCATCATGGCCGATACTGGCTTCGGTAAAACCTTCATCTATGACCGGATTAAGTCCGGAGACCTGCCTAAAGCCAAAGTTATCCACGGTCGAGCAAGATGGTTATATCGTGACCATTGTGAGTTCAAAAATAAACTCTTAAGCCGCGCCAATGGGTAAAATAGCGGGTAAAATATTTTTCGCATCTAAAAAACACCATTCCAATCAATCCCCTGTCGCTTCAAGTAGATGTCTGCAGGGGACACCAGATACCCTTCAAACGAAATCTACCTTCACCCCGTAAAAGATGGGTTTGGCAGCACACTTGCCTTATATCTACTCATTTTTACTGCAACAGGTTGAAATCTCAGCACTGTCAGAAAGCGCTGATGACTAAACAGCCCTGGGCCGGGCGATGTAACCATCACACAGAATCCTGATAGCGAAATATGGCGTGACTCGATACTTCACTCCGCAATGCATTCCTTGATGAATTCGCAGGACCGTGATACACGGGACAGGTCACTGAATGACGACAATGTCCTGGAAATCAGCGAACCGCGCATCTGAAGTACATTTGAGCGACTGTACCAGAACATGAATGAGGCGTTTGGATTAGGCGATTATTAGCAGGGCTAAGCATTTTACTATTATTATTTTCCGGTTGAGGGATATAGAGCTATCGACAACAACCGGAAAAAGTTTACGTCTATATTGCTGAAGGTACAGGCGTTTCCATAACTATTTGCTCGCGTTTTTTACTCAAGAAGAAAATGCCAAATAGCAACATCAGGCAGACAATACCCGAAATTGCGAAGAAAACTGTCTGGTAGCCTGCGTGGTCAAAGAGTATCCCAGTCGGCGTTGAAAGCAGCACAATCCCAAGCGAACTGGCAATTTGAAAACCAATCAGAAAGATCGTCGACGACAGGCGCTTATCAAAGTTTGCCACGCTGTATTTGAAGACGGATATGACACAAAGTGGAACCTCAATGGCATGTAACAACTTCACTAATGAAATAATCCAGGGGTTAACGAACAGCGCGCAGGAAAGGATACGCAACGCCATAATCACAACTCCGATAAGTAATGCATTTTTTGGCCCTACCCGATTCACAAAGAAAGGAATAATCGCCATGCACAGCGCTTCGAGTACCACCTGGAATGAGTTGAGATAACCATACAGGCGCGTTCCTACATCGTGTGATTCGAATAAACCTGCATAAAAGACAGGAAAAAGTTGTTGATCAAAAATGTTATAGAAAGACCACGTCCCCACAATAAATATGACGAAAACCCAGAAGTTTCGATCCTTGAAAACTGCGATAAAATCCTCTTTTTTTACCCCTCCCGCATCTGCCGCTACGCACTGGTGATCCTTATCTTTAAAACGCATGTTGATCATCATAAATACAGCGCCAAATAGCGAGACCAACCAGAAGTTGATATGGGGACTGATACTAAAAAATATGCCGGCAAAGAACGCGCCAATAGCATAGCCAAAAGATCCCCAGGCGCGCGCTGTTCCATATTCGAAATGAAAATTTCGCGCCATTTTTTCGGTGAAGCTATCAAGCAAACCGCATCCCGCCAGATACCCCAAGCCAAAAAATAGCGCCCCCAGAATTAGACCTACAGAAAAATTGCTTTGCAGTAACGGTTCATAAACGTAAATCATAAACGGTCCGGTCAAGACCAGGATGAAACTCATACACCAGATGAGCGGTTTCTTCAGACCGAGTTTATCCTGAACGATGCCGTAGAACATCATAAATAGAATGCTGGTAAACTGGTTGACCGAATAAAGTGTACCTAATTCCGTCCCTGTCAACCCTAGATGTCCTTTCAGCCAAATAGCGTATAACGACCACCACAGCGACCAGGAAATAAAAAAGAGAAATGAGTAACTGGATGCAAAACGATAGTACGCATTTCTGAATGGAATATTCAGTGCCAT